AGCTGCCGTTCCAACCACTAGAGCTAGACCAAACGCAATGAGTCTTTATTGTTCTAATGCGGGTGATGCGTTTAGTACGGTTCTTAATGATCTACGAAGTAAAGCAATGGAGTATCCAAGCCCTACATTTGGCTTTTATGAATATTCTGCCCCTATGTCTGTTAGACAAAACTTACATGATCGTAAATTGTGGGCAATGAGTAATCCCGCCCTTGGTCATACGATTTCGGAGGAAGCAATTGAGGAAAGCATTGCAACAAACTCTATTGAAGCTACTTTGACTGAAACGTTTTCGGTTTGGATTGATTCTCAAGTATCACCTTGGACGTTTGGGTCAATTGAAGCTTGTAGCAATTCTGAGCTTATTTTGCCAGTTGGTGCAATGACTGTTTTCGCTTTTGATGTTAGTCCGTCAAAACGCACAGGAAGCCTCGTAGCTGCCCAGATAGTTGACGGTAAAATTGGTGTCGGGATTATGGAAACATTTAATTCCGAAATTGCCATTGATGAACTTAAAATGACTCAGGCAATCCATGATTGGGCTTTAAAGTACCGACCTGTTCAAATTGCTTACGATAAGTACGCAACTGCCTCTATTGCACAAAAATTGGAACAACAGAATCATAAATTAGTTGATATTTCAGGACAAGCGTTTTATCAGGCGTGCGGGGAACTTGCTGACAGTTTGACAAATTTGAGACTTGTTCATAGTGGTCAACCTGAGTGGGTGCAATCAATGAATAATTGTGCAGCTAAACAAAATGACTCAGGGTGGAGAATTATCCGAAGGAAATCAGCTGGAGATGTGACCGCAAGCATTTCAACCGCAATGTGCGTTCATTTGCTTTCAAAACCAATTTCTGTTCCGATGATCTACGCATGACGGTCAAAAGTGATATAATTCTCTAATGGGATTTTTCCGCGATTTAGTCGGCTTAACACCTAAAACTGATATTAAGGCTCAATTAGCCCCTTCAGTAATGGGCGATACTTTTAATTACTTTCAACCGTTCCAACCATTAAGTTTTGATAGAGCTGAAGCCATAACAATTCCTTCAGTTCAACAGGCACGTAACATTATCTGCGGAATTATTAGCAGCATGGAACTTTCCACTTATTCAAAATCAACTGGTCAAGAATTACCTAATTTACCTTGGGTAAATCAATTAACTAAAAATGCGCCAAACAATGTAACAATTTCTTGGATTGTTGACTCATTAATCTGGTATTCGGTTGCATACCTTCAAGTAAAAGAATTATATTCCGATGATAATAGACCAGCGCGTTTTGAATATGTTGTTAACTCAAGAGTAACCGTTGAATTAAATGAAAATAACACCCTTGTAAAAACCTACCACGTTGACGGTAAACCCGTACCAATGGAAGGCATTGACAGTTTAGTCACTATACAAATTGGCAAAGATTCACTTTTAACTTCAGGTGCAAGAATATTAAGATCAGCCGCCGATTTAGAAAAAGCTGTGGCTGTTGCCTCAGCAACTCCACAACCCGCTGGAATATTAAAAAATAATGGCGCGGACATGGGTGAAAAGGAAGTTGCGGGATTATTAGCTGCATGGCGTCGCGCTAGAGAGTCAAGATCAACTGCATACTTAACTGCAAGCCTTGAATACCAACCAACTTCATTTTCTCCTAAAGATATGATGTACGTAGATGCGTTACAAAATATGTCAGCCCAAGTTGCGAGATTATTTAACATAGACGCGTTTTATTTAAATGCTGATATGAACAATAGCATGGTTTATCAGAACATATTAGACAACAGGCGTCAACTTGTTTCGTTTACCCTCGCCCCTTATATCCAAGCAATTGAAAAACGTTTTTCTTTAGATGATCTTACACCTTCAACCCAGCATATCCGTTTTGACATTGACTCAGGATTTTTACGTACTGACCCACTTGAAAGACTTGCTGTTGTTGAAAAGATGTTGCAATTGGAATTAATAACAATAGAACAAGCTAGAGCAATGGAAGACCTAAGCCCTAATGGAGATGAGTAATATGGAGATAATTAATTTTAGTGCGGAATTAACTTCAAGCGATTCAGAGCGTCGTATTATTGGCGGTCAAATTGTACCGTTTGAAAAAATTGGTTCAACAAATGTTGGAAAAGTTGTATTTGAAAAGGGTTCTATTTCAATTGACCCCTCAAAGCGACAAAAATTATTATTAGAGCATGACCCTAAAGCACCTTTAGGTTATCTTAAGAAAGATACGGTGCAAATTACAGATGAGGGCATTTATGCAGAGTTTAAGCTGTCAAACACTCAAAGAGGCAATGACGCATTGATTGAAGCTTCAGATGAGTGGCAATTGCGTAACGGACTTTCAGTTGGTGTGGAAGTTATTAAAGGCAAAAACAAAGAGGGCGTTTATTATGTATCCGCCGCTAATTTATATGAAGTTTCTTTAGTACAGGCTGCGGCTTTCGGAAACGAAAACGCGGGAGTATCTAAAGTTGCTGCGTCTGAAAATACAGAGGCAGTTTCAACCGAAACCAAAACAGAAACAGAGGAAATTGTGGAAAACACAACACCTGAAACTCCTGTTGCGACCGAGGTAGTAGAAACCCCAGCGGTTGAAGCTTCTCGCCCAACAGTAAGCGCAGCGGTGTACACAACACCACGCGTAGCACCAATGACTTCAGCTCAATATCTTGAGAACACAATTAAAGCAGCAATGGGTGATGATGCTTCTCGTCAACTTATTCTTGCAGCAGATTCAAGCACTTCAACAAATACAGGTTTAACATTACCTTTGCATATGCAAGAGTTTGTTACCTCAACAATTTCAGACCGTCCATCAATTGACGCAATCAGCCGCGGCGCTTTACCAGCAAGCGGACTTTCTTTCACAGTCCCTAAATTAACCGTTGCCCCAGAGGTTAACGAAGTTAATGAAGGCGCAGCAATGACAAACGTAGAAATGGAATCAGGTTATTTAACTGCTTCAATCGTCAAGTTAGCTGCGAAAAATGAAGTAACTTGGGAGCTCATTGATAGATCAAGTCCTGAGTTTTATAACGAGCTTGTACGTGAGTTAAATAATGCTTACGCAAAGAAGTCTGACAAGTTAGTTCTGCAAACAATTGTTGCAGACGGTACAGCCGCAACAGCAACAACAGCTGACGCAGATGGACTACAAGCTTTCCTTGCAACAGAGGCAGCAGCAGCCAAAAAGTCAACTGGTAAGTTTGCTCGCAACCTTATTGCTTCAACAGATGTATGGGCTGCGATTATGGGCATGCAAGATGGCTCAAAGCGTGCGCTTTACACAGCTTCAAATCCTCAGAACAACTCAGGTAACGTTTCAGGTCAGTCAATAACTGGAACTGTACTTGGTGCGAACCTTTACGTTGACGAGAACGTCTTGGCTTCAGGATTTATTGATGATTCTTGCTTCTTAGTAGTACCAGAGGCAATTACATTTTATGAGTCACCTGTTACAAAATTACAGGTACAACTTTCCGACAACGGAAAAATCTCAGTTCAGATTTACGGTTATGCAAGCGTGCTAACTAAGCAAGCTGGCGGAATCCGCAAGTTTAACAAGTCTTAATTAAGACCTGTTTTTAAATGTGAGGGGGCTTTGGAAGCCTTAGCCCCCTTACTCCAGAAAGGGAAGTAAATGCCAGCCACATACGTTACCGAAGCCGAACTTAGAGCTAATTTATCATTGGGTTCTTTGTATTCTGCGCCAACGGTTGAGGAAGTGTGTCAGGCTGCTGAAAATATAATTAAAAGTTATTTGTGGTTTAATGATTACAATGTTATTGCTAGAGAGTGTACAACAACACTAGCCACAATTTATACAGATCAAATTCATGACATACAACTTGGGCAAATTGTAACAGTAGAAAATGTTGCTGCTCATTACAACGGCGGAAATAAAACGGTCACCGCAAAAACAGATTATTCAATTTCTTATGTAATATCTCATGTTTCAGCAGAAACAAAAAGAAATGTTAGACCTTACGGAACGGTTGCAGCCCCAACCAATGTAGATTATGCAACCCTTCCCGAAATTAATTTAGCGACGCTTATGGTAGCAACTGAAATCTGGCAAGCCAAACAG